ACCCGTCACGTTTTTCCGCAGGTTTGCAATCTGAACAGTGTTATAAATATTCTGTTCAGCCTGTCGGATCATGGTGTCCATATCCGCTGTGGGAAACGTGTTCTCACAGTAGTCTTGAACAGCAGTGACGAGTTCGGTATATGTCATAACAACCTCAAGCCATCGGACCCCGGGCCATCACACCTTTGGTAGCACATCCAGTGCCACGGATTTTAATGCCGCTGGTTTTGGCAGGCTGCTCACCAGCAGACTTGCTGACCGCTCCAACAGACAAGTTGTACGTATCCAACTTGCTGCGGTTTGGTTCTTTCCCGGGATTGTTGGCAATCCTAACTTCTTTCCCATCCATAGTATGGGGCTTGGCATAGACGGCGGCAGAACCGACTTCTTTGCCCATCATTTTTTGACTGAATTTAGCCATATTAGCCTCCGCGAGAGCTAGATTTTTGGTTCATGGCACGGGCCAGATTACGGCCATACTTCTTCATATTTGCAGAAGTAACGCCGCCTTTAGCCAGCTTGGTGGGCGTTTTGCCCGGGTGCATGCGCTTTTCATGCTTATGCACAGCCATTGCAGCCATTTTTTTGTCTTGTGCCAGGTCTTTCTTGTCCATTTCAGACTCCTTAATTAACCGTTACTGTACCAACATATGTCGTTGCCACCAAATAATTTGGTGTCAATCCGACATCGAACTCTCTTGCCCCACCAACCGGTGCCCATCCCCACTGAATATCTCTGGAGCCACCTGTGGGGACTCCGTCATTATTCTGACCTGCCGTGATGTAGGTGTTGTCCTTGCGGGGATTCCTAAGAGCCTGTGGATCCTCCACCGGGAAGGTTCCAAGCATTAACTGCGGTTGATCAGGATCCCAGCATTCCGGGCACACCAACAGCTCATACTTGCGCTGCTTGATGATTTCCGTCTTTAAATTTTTCAGTTTAAACTGCTGCCCGCAGCGGTCGCACATGGCAATCGCGCGGACACCATTTGCGAAACGATTAGGCATTAGTAGCTGCTCCCAATGAATTGGGGACGGGGAACATAGCGATCAGCCGCCTTTTCCCGGTCTTCACCAGCCGCCAGATTAAACTGTTCGTCATAAGACGCCTTGAGCATCTCCACACGGGGAGCAAGCTCAGGAACCTTCATGGCAATGTGATAGGCCAAACCAGCCGCCATGGCTGGATAGAAGCGAAAGTTCACATCCTGGGTCTGAACACCCGATCCTGCATCCTCAATCCGGCGCATCCTCCAGTAACGGAAGATGTAATACGGGCTTGCCTCAGTACCCTGGTCAGGCACAGGCCATACTGTAATCTTAGGGTTATCCCTCAGACGCTGTACCCAAACCTGGATGGGACGAGCCTGAGACAGTTTGTTGGGTATGGTTGCGTAGGTAGAAACACTAATACGGGTGATTGTCAGATCAGCCTGGGTCGAGACATTCCCTTGCCCTGTACGGATAACATGCTCTAGCAGATCAATGGTGTCTGCGGGGAGGTCATACTCTGCCTGACCCTGGACTAGATTGACATAACCTTCGTCAATCGTCCACATATTGATGCCACGGTTTTGCCACTCGATGGTCATCAGGTTCATGGAGCGACGGGCTGTACGTAGATCGTAGCCCGAGCGCATTTCACGTCCAGCACGCTCCCACGCCTCTTCCGCAAGTTCGGTGAACTCCAGATTGAAATCGGTTGTGCCGGATACTGCCATGATTAACCCTTGGCTGCGTTCATGTTGTCAATCAGATTGGGGTAAGGCCGTCCAGCCGCTTTCGCTCTGGCTTTGGCCTTAGCCTTCTTCTTAGGGGAAAGGCTTTTAGGAGCGCCTAGCCCTTCAGGCCGTGGCTTGCTCCACACCTCACCGCCCTTTGCGTATTCCGTAAAGTCGGTATTGTCCCGGCGTGCCTTACGTACCCCGGAAGGCATTTTGCTGGGGGCAATATCCCCCATTCCACGGCTTGCCATCATGTCACTTCCCCTTGGTGTAGCCGCCGCCACACATGATCATCGTGCCCTTGGTTTTACCACGCTGAGCAATACCATCTGCGCGTTTGGAGGCAGAAGATACGGAGCCGCCCTTTTTATAAGGCTTTTCCTTAATATCCTTTGCACCGCTTGGTTTAAACGGCATAGTTTTCTCGGGCATATCTTTCATGCCACCAGAGCGAGAGCGTCCAATTGGCTTGACTTCCATGTTGCCAAAGGTGGTATCAGCTTCCGGCATAGCCTTGTCATAGGCTTTGCCAGAACGCTTCAGCATTTTTTCAAATGCCACGTCGTCAGGGGTTTTATCTTCCATGATCTACCTCAGCAAATCTTGCCTTTGGTCTTGCCACGTTGGGCAATGCCATCAGCACGTTTAGACGCAGAACCTACAGAGCCACCCTTGGCATATGCTTCAGGGTTGGACTTGCGGCCACGCTCACGGATAGATCCAAAGAAGTCGGAGATACCACGCCCGATTGCTCCGCCAAAGTCGGGGCGCTTAGACTCAGATTTTTCCCGGGTCTTGCCACTTAAATCTCGGTAAGTTTCTTTCTTGGCTGACGGCGAAGGGGCGGCGCGGCCCTCATTACTGTAGTTCTCATTCGGACGAGCTTTGGGGGCGGACGGTTCCGTTTTAACAACAGTCTTTTCGACCGTGGTCTCTTTGGGCATGGCGCGGGGAGCCGATTCGCCACGGCGAGTCAGACCTTGCTGTTTGTTTAAATAATCACGCAGAGACAGGCCAGAAGCGGCAAGCTCTTCCTTGGTGACCATAGGAGCCTTACGGGGAGCAGCCTCTGCGTCACGCATCCCTTTCATGATGGCTTCACCAGCAATATCTTGGGCTTCCTTAGAGGCATTTGCTGCCTCCAACGGATCGACATCTCCACCCTCTTCAAATTTGCGCATCTTACGTTTTGCCATGATTCTCTCCTTAGCACTTACCGCCGCGCATCATCCCCTTGGATGAGCCAGCCATCTTGATGACCGTACCTTTGGTTTTGGCCTTGGTCGTAATGCCATCGCGGCTGGGAGCAGCCGTCTTAACCTTACCCATCTTGGAAGGAGCAACAGAGCCGCCACGCTTCATGCCTGCTTCAGCCATCTCATGTTTGATCATGGACTTGGGTGCGCCTTTGGCCTTCATAAACCCAATTTCCTTTTTCATCATCGCTTTAGATTCTTTCATGTCGCCACCTTTTGAAAATTTGCGGCCCTTGTCCGCTTTGCTGAACTCTTGCCCCACGGACTGCGGGACGCCTGCTTTCTTCGCAAATGCCGGACTATGGGCCACGGCTTCCATGAAGTTGTGTTGTTTTTTACTAACTGAGGGCACTTCTTTGCTCCCGTATAAACAAATCAATCTTGTCGTTCAGCTTGTCGAACCGACTGTCGATATGGGCGACTATCTTGTCGATCTCCGCCTGTGTCACATTGTCCCGTGCAATCTCCTCCCTGGTCCTGTTTAACAGGATCTGGATTCTTTGCAGTTCTGCCGACTTCTCTCTCAGATTCCAACTGAGTAACCCGATGAATGTAGTCAGCAAGACGTTCCATAACATCATCTCCATGTCAGCAATTCCAAGCTTTAAGAGACTTATTTATCCGCGAGTTCGGGTCTTTTGCCGTCTTCGCCGACGTTAACTTCTTTTTCATCCCCTCCATACGGGCGCAGAAAGAGTCTCGGCGTTTGCCGCCTTCCGGCTGGGGAGGTTTCAAGTTCATGCCCTGTTTTTTGGCAGAGGCGCGACCCTTGGCGTTGAGGCCACCATTCGGATTCTTGCCTTCCTTGCGTTGCCATGCTGGTGACTTAGCCATATGCGACCTTCAGTTGGGGAGTGCAGAACTCTTCGATGAGCGGCTTCAAGGCTTCTTCCTCAAAATTACGCTCAAACTCTTCAGTGCCTACATGCGCCAAGCTGATAGTCGGGTCTAGAAACACAGTGAATCCTTCAGCAGTCGCACGGTCACAGAACAGGTAGTCTTCTCCGTAATACTTGCCGTTGTAAACACCAAAGTCAAAGATGGCATATTCATCCCGATTCTTGGTGTCGTTGATATAACGCCACTCCGGGTGATGCTTGACCATGGTTTCTAAGACATGGCGCTGGATCATCATAAATCCTGTGCCAATCCTACGAATTTGGAGCATTCCATTGTCATCAAACACCAACTCATTGGTGTCTTCATCCAAATGGATATCCATGAAGAACTTCCGATCTGAACCACGGCGTGGGTAAACGCCTGCGGTGATATCTTTCCCCTTGCTAATAGCCAAAAGACGCAATACTGCGTCAGGGGTGATGATTACGTCGGAATCAACAAACAGCAGGGTATCTGCGTCTGTTTCTAAGAAATCGGCCACCAAAGCATTGCGTGCCTTGGTGATCAGGGAGCAACCAGATATATGGCTGATATATAACGTCACACCAAACTTAGAGGTCTCGGCGGCTAATTGCGTCATGGCAATAGCCGTCTTGATGTTTACACGCCCGTCATAAGCGGGGATAGCAATCATCAGTTTTTGACCTTTAAGGTCGATGGGACGTTTTTGTTCAGCCATAGAATGCCACCGCCGTGCAGTTTGCGCCAACTGTAATTACCAAGCTAGTCTGAACCAATGCACCCTCTCCAGGGAGGATGACATAGCTAGAATCAGCAGCGGCAATTGTGAAGGTAAAAAGCGTAGTTGCGCCGTCTTTAACAGCGACAGAACTAGCGGCAGAGGCACTGTAATACAGCCCTTTTAGACGAGTACGCCCGTTGTACGCAGTGGTATCCGCACTTGCCGGACAACTAACGCCTTTGACATCAGTTTGCATTGCCATAACTAATCTCCTTTTAAACAGGGGCCGAAGCCCCCGAGATCAATTAGTTCTGGTTGCCAACAGGATAGCCAACGCCGTCAGAACCGCGAACAGTGTAGGTAACGCTCAACACGCCAGCAGTTGCTGCGGTAGCAGTGAAGCTAAGAATAGCATCGGTAGAACCAACATTAGCCATCGTGCCAACGTTAGCTGCGGTAACGGTCAGAAGGTTTAAACCAGCAGCGGTAGACAACGTGCCGATAATGGTTCCGCCAACAGTAACGTTAGGAGTACCAGCAGCGCCGGTGGTCATGTAAGCTTGAACTTGATGAATAATGGATCCTGCGGGGATCATTACGGTCACTGCAGAACCAGCAACCAAAGTAACTTGCTGAGTAACAACAGAAGCGCCGGTGTTACGAACGGTGCCAGCGGTGGTGCCGGTGGTATCTTTAACGGTGCCCAACAACCATGGGCCAAGGTGAGTTGCGAATCCCATGATGGGTTCCTTTCATGCGTTTAAAGCGTACCAATCTTGCATGCCAGTCCGCCGGGACGGTTTGATACGCCGGAAAGCCCGGTTTAACTCATTTGTATCATGTGGCAGGGATAGTGTCAACGTATTTAAACGACCAACCAGCAAATTTTCCTTTAATAATAGGCCGACCTGATTTAAGCGACCGGTTTATGGTGGCTGGCTTAAGCCCGGTGGCTAATCGTAAATGCGTAATACTGAGCATGTGCATCTCTGTGCCATCCGCTCTCTTGGCAATAATGGCCCTGCTCATTTTGGCCTTTGACTCATCGGTGTGCTTGCGCCCAAGCCAATGTTTATGGCTACGCCCTGCTTCAATGTTGGCTCGGATCTTGGCCCGTCCTTCCTCTGTCACCTTGCGCCCCGGAGCCTTAGCTTTGCCCCGTTGCGTATCCCCTATTTTCTGCCGCACTTCCTCGGCAACCTCTTGCCCGTAGCGGTAGTGATCTTCTCCGGCGGCTTTACCTTTGCGGCTTGCACTAGTCTTGCGTTTTGATTCTTCAGTATGGGGTATCCCTATACGCATTCCCGCAGCATCAGTGTTTATGTTGTAGCAGTCCGGCTGCCCAACGTGAACGTGCAGGTATTTGTTTTCCCAAGCAAGTTGATCCTCTCCGGCAGGAATCTCCTCCAAGACTTCAAATACAAACATCTCCTCGCCATACTTGTTCCATGCAGCCTGTAGCCTGGGGTTCTTGTGAACACCTCGCTTTAAGTCGTACTTATGTTGCCAAGATCTTCGCTCAAACGATAAAGCGCTGCCAATGTAAAACTTGTTATTTGCCATGTTGGTGATGCGATAAATGACAGCCATATATTCTCCAATTACGTTACAAATCCAAGGAATGATCAACTATACCATTCTTTTGCCTTGTATCGCATGCACCCGTAAAAAAGGGTTCCGAAGAACCCTTTAGTAGTACTTTTGGTACTATTTTAGGATGACCCAGGGCTTCCAAAGATGCCCAGAGGATCACTGACCCCAAAGCTGTAGCGCTCTCGCGCCTTGTAACGAACGTTACCAGTGTCGAAGTCACCGTCCATGCTCGTAGCCAGGGGCATACGAACAAAGTGCTTCAGACCGTTGGGAACGTCGGTCGTCAGGAACCATGCGTTGGTATCCGTCAAGAAGTGGTTAACGGTGTAGCCATCGGGGATGGAACCGTTATTCTTCAGGGCGTTGATGTCGTTGTCGGTCGTACCAACGCGCAACTCGGTTTCAAGCAGGCGGGTAGCAACGAACATCAGGTTCGGAGGAACGATAAGCTTTTTGGGCTTAGCGGCGATCAGCAGACCACGTTCGTCCGTCCAGCCTGCGATCTGAATAACTGCGTTTTCCAACGAAGTTTCGTTCAGGTCAGCGCCGGTCGTGGGACGGTTGCTGTTGGTTCCACCAGAGATCAGGGGGTGGGCGGTGTTACACAGGGAAACGCCGTCACCGTAGGTCACAGAGGTGTTGAACGCATTGTTCAGCACGCTTGCGGCCTTAACCTGCTTGGTGTACGCCATAGCACGGGCCAGAGCCTTGGTATAGCGGCTAGACAAGCTGTCATACAGGTTGTCTTCCACTGCTTCTTCCGTAACGGAGAAGCCCATGGCAATGGTCTCATGGGTGTAGCGTGCCGTCCAAGCTTCCTGCGCATTGTCATAAGCAATGGCAGAGCCTTCGTTCTTCACCGGAGCGGCGGAGAAGCCAGACAGCTTGGTTTCTTCTTCAAAGCTACGCTCGGAGGTTTCGGTCTCATAAATCTCTTTATGTTCCTCACCGTAACGGGCGTACTCCAGGCCGAACAGGGCGTTCAAGCCGGGGAGAAGTTCTTTAAGTAGTTGTGCGCGTGAAATAGCCATGATTTAGCTCCTTATCAAGACACGCCAGTGGTGTTGTTGTACTGGTGCGTGTTGAGCTTCACCAGCAGTTCGTAGTAGTAAGTAGTACCACTTACAACAACCGAGGTATCAGGAACAACATCAATCACACGCAGAGGGATGGTGGAGGTCGTGCCGCCGCCCGTTGCGGTCACACCGATGGTCGAATCACCAGTGGTGGTCGAGCCGCCGTTTTGAACCAGGGGCAGGTTAGAACCAACAACCGTGCGATCCGTATAGGTGATCGTGGTGCCAGAAGACACAACGGCCACTTTAAACAGAGCGTTCGGATCATCCACAACGTAGGCATAAGCCGGGTTGGAAGCAGTGGACTGGCTGGCCGGATAGTACTGGCCCTGCACGGTCTGACCGCTGGAGTTGACATACTGGCAACCGACCAAAACACCACAAGGAGTGGCGGCGTTGGTGCTGGTGTCAGCGACGAGATAACCACCGCTCAGTTTTACGGTAGCGCCATTCAGAATGGCGGTTGCGTAGCCTGCGGCAATGGGAATCTGGCGGATAGCGCCTGCATACGGCAAACCATCAACTCGGTTGATGGGTTTTAGGCCGTAAGGAGCGCTTACTGTGGGATAAGCCATTTGAGACTCCTAAAAGGATTAAATACTTCTTCCGATAGTGACCTGTGAGCGCTGGTCGTTAAACTTGCGCATACGAGGATCATTATCACGCATGAAGCTGTTTTCTACGGACAACATCTGCTGATTAGCCTGGTTATGGTAATAAGCGTCACGCTGTTCGACGAACTCAGCCGGGGTTTTGCAAAGGAGCAAACCACCAATCTCAATTCCGTCCGGGAATCGCCCGTTAGGGTTATTCAAGAAACGGAGTCGCGGTTGAGTAGCTGCCTTGACAGGTTCCCATCCCTCACGGAATTTCGTAGAAATATTGACTGCGTCGGGAGTATTTAGCATAGACATGCGAATCCAACGGAATCTCCAGCCCTCTTCAGGATCAGGATCCGGCAGCAGAGTGGGCGGCATCCACGCTTTAGGACGCTCCATCTCTGTACGCATTTCCATTTGTCTAGATTCTCTTTTCTGTTCAGCCATTATTATTTCTCCTTAAAACCGCAACCTCACGCGCATAACGTTCCAAAGGAATGTTAAGCCGTTTGGCGATATTCACCTCCGAAGCTGTCAGCGTGATCTTCTTGGGAGCCACGCTTCTAGACGCAGAAGCAACAACATTTGCATTGGGGCGCTGATTCGCATCGGCGGGTTTCGCAGAGGCAAACTTCTCTGGAAACACTTGGCGCAACCTACCATCTATGCGTTGGTAGTATTCATCGCTTTGAGGATTAATCCCCTCCTCCACGACCAGCTTCTCATGCAGAGCAAGCGCAAAGCCAGTCATCTCTCGGTCAACCCCAAACCAAGTATTGGTACGCCTCCAATCCTCAGCTTTAGGATCCACCTTAACTTGCGGTTCAGGCATTTGTACCTGATTTTTTTCTTCCTGTAAAGGTTTAGGTTTAAAATTGTTGACACGGTCAGCCTTGATCTTGGCTGCGGTGATCTCCTCCTGAGCCGCCACAAGGGCGTCGGAGTCGCCATTTTCATAGGCCAGCTTATATTTACGCTTGGCCTCGTCCAATTCCTGCGCAACGCTCTTCTTTGCCTGCTCCAAAAGGGCATTTTGGCTCTGATTTACGGTGCCTTTTAGACGATTATTCTCTTCCAAAATGGCTTGGGCAATGCGAATTGCCTCCTCTTTTTCACGCAAAGCCGCCTCTTTTGCGCGGCGTTCGTCGTGATAAGCCTTGTGAAACTCCCTGGTTTTGGTCTTTTCACGCTTGGAATATGTGGCGAGTTCCTCGTCAGTGGGATCTTCCGGGGGGTTTTCCATGGGTTTACGCCCACGATCCTCCTCCGGGGTGTCATCCACCACCTCAATTTCTTCCTGTGCAACCTCGATCTTTTCTTCAGGTTCCGGGGTTACAACACGGCTCCCCTTGCGAGATTCTTTTTCTTCCTTCTCGTCCGGGAATTCAAATTCAACTTGTTCGATTTCTGGCATTTTCTACTCCTTATGCCCGGGTAATACCACGGGGATCTTGGACAACACCTTCTACGGAGTCGTCGTTAATCAACCGGAATTCTTTGCCATGGATCTTGATGCGTGTACCCGTATTAGGACGCACAAGTACAAAATCCCCTACCTTGCAGGAAGGCCCGGACGGAAATCTCTTTTCGTCTTTGTAGCAATCTGGCCCCATTTTCACCACAAAGAGGACTGGCGACAGTATCTCTTCATAATGCATGGTCTGCCCAGCTTTAACCAAACCGCTCTCATATTCTTCATCTATATCTGGCAAAACGCAGAGTAAATGATATGTAGCAGGATCTGGCACTTGCCGCGCCTTCTCTTCTGCAGTGCCGGGGAGCACTGATACTGGCCCCGAAGGGTCCAGCGACTGTCCTATTAGGATGTCACTCATCTTCAAAATTCTCCAATTTTTTCGCAAGGTCGGAGATTAAATCCTGTGCGTACAAAAGACCTCGGATCTGGCCGCACATTTCCCGGTAATTGGAGTAGTCGTTAGCTCCTCCACTCCCAAGACTTTCTAGAAGACCCGTTTCTGCTTTCTTCAGTTCTTTCGCTAAGTACTTCAGAGCTTGGTCATCTATCATTTGGTTCCTCGTTTAAACAGGTCTACCTGCACCTTTTGGTTGTTTGATCGAGTTTGTTCTTGGATACGAGCCAGTTCGATCTCTTTCTGGTTCTGCATCCGCATCATTTCCAGCTTCAGCTTGTCGGCTTCGATCTGGAGCTTGGCCTGGTTCATGGCAATCTCAGACTGCGCCTTCTGAGTCTTGGACTGAACTTCGGCTTGTTTGATCTGCAATTCGGCCTGCTGCAACTGAACCAGCGGGTCTTGCGCGGCCTGCTGGGCTTGCTGTTGTTGAGCCTGGGACTTGTTGGCTTGCAGAACTTGTTTGGCACCTTCTGCGATAAGGCGGGAGAGTTCGACTTCCACATCCTCTGGCAGTTCTTCGTTTGGTGGGAACAGCGGTGCGCCGATCTGCTCCTCCATTTGTCTGCGATATTTAAACGCTAAGTGCTCTGCGATGTGAGCCATAATTGAAGCCTGAACTTTTTGCGCCATCGGGTTTTGACCAATGGTGGCGGCAATCATCGGGTCTTGCATGAACAACTGATGCGATCCCAGGTGAGCGTCGTGATCCTGGTAGATGAATGCTTTGGTCGGCTTTCCGGTCAGGAAGCCCATGTTCTCCGACACAGGATCCTTTGGCTTCAGATCGTCTTCCAAAGGTACAAGTTTTTCTGCGTTCTTGATACCTAAGACCTCAATCATCTGGCGGTGCAGATAAGGCATGTCATAGATCTGGGGAGCGCTTGCAGCCATCTGCATGACAGCTTGATACTGCATGATCCGTTGCGCCATGGTGGCGTTGTTGGGATCAGATACAGGAATCACTTCCACCAAGTCGTAGTCGGACTGTTTGGCGGTGGGCTTGCCATCACTCGGCTCGTAGTCATAATCCGGCGGGGTGTAGTCGCGGATAATGTTCTTCAGCAGTTTAAATTCCTGCTTCATCGAATAATGCACCCGGGCCTGAACGGCAGACATCGTCTTTAGGGTGCGCTCCAACAAAGCCAGAGTCGTTCCCACCGGAGCGTTGGCACTCATGTCCGAGATATTCATATCGGAGATGGCACCCAGTCTGCGGCCTTCTTCTGTGATCTGATTCAACAGAGTCAACAGAGTCTGGCTCGGCTCCTTGTAGGGGAGCGTCATTATGTTGTCTTTGATGCTTCCAGAAGGAACATCCACGTCCCGGAATTCGCCGGGAGAGATCGGGGTGTCGTCACCCTTAACCCGCAGACCACGGGACTTCAATCCACCGGGGAGGTTAGACAGCGTACCTGCGTCCACCAATTGGCGAATTAGCATGGTTCCTGCACGGGCATATCCACCAATAATGTGAATCAGTCCGAGGCCGTAGAAACCAAATCCGGGGATGTAGCAATAATCAACGAAGTGCTGGCGCTTGAGCTTCTTCTCATCACTGGGCTTCCAGTTTCTGCGGATGCCCAGAACCTTGGTGGTTCCACGGTCGATGGTGATGATATAAGGAAGAGCAATCCCGGTCGGCTCTCCATCCTCATCTTTATCTTCAAATCCTTCAATATCCAGATATGCCTGGATTTCTAGGAGTTGATAACGGTCATCATCTGTTGCCCGATATCCTTGTTGGTCTGCCTTAACCTTCTCAATATCCGTCAGCATATTGATTGGTTCGCCAAGATCGATGTCTTTGTAGAAGCCGTTATATTGCAGCTTCTTCAGTTCGTTCTTGGTCTTACGCATCACATGCGTTACACGCTCTGCGGACTCCAGATTTGAGGTTCCGTAGGGAACAATCACATCCTCGGCAGAGCAGAAGATAGACACTTGGCGTCCCAGGCTGGGATCATAGTAAACCTTCTTGAATGCTGAACCTGCGAGGCCGAGCGAGTAGAGCATACGCTCATGCTCGGGGCGGTATTCAGGCATTTGCTCGGTCAGCTTGTAGTTCATGTCTTCTTGAACACGCCGAGCGGCTTCTTCTTTGATCTTGTCGATCAAACCAATAATCGCAGTCTTCACCGGGCCTTGCGCCGGGAAGGTTTCCATGATCGATTCTGATTGGAAACGGATGGCAGCTTCTGTCAGGACTGTGGAATAAACACCACAGGCACCCGTCCAGGGTTCTGTGCGTTCTTCATATTTAAGTCCTAAGACCTCAAGACCTTTGACAAAGGCATCTGCCCAGTCTTTTCTGGAGTTGATATCTGCGTCCACCAATTCCAGGAGTTCTGACGCAATCTGTCCTAGTTCCCCATCGTCCAGAATTTCTGCGAGGTTTTCATCAAACTCGCCGTCATATTCTGCGCCTGGTTCCAGGGTGATTTCCATCTCCCCGGCCTCGATGCTGATTTCATCGGGGCTGATCTCAACTTCTATTCCTTCCTCTGGGAGGTTATCCATCCCCAGAGGAGCTTCATAGAGAGCCTTGTCAAAGTTTGTAGCCATTTAGACCATCCTTAATAATAGACATTCTTCCGGTATCGATGCGATAAAGGCTCATCAACCTCATCCGAATCGATTGCGATGAACCCACCGCGACGGAATCTCAGTAAAGCCTGACTGGTGGAGTCCACAAGGTCATCATGGTCCCCATTTGGAAAGGATGCCAACTCTTCCATCAGCTCGTCCGCCCATCTTGTCTCTGGACACCAAACAATGCCAGAAGCAAACATATCAGAAATGGCGTTTACACGGGCTATCTTATCGCTTCCTTTGCTCGGCGTATATTCCTCAATTGGAATTCCTATCTTTCTCAGCTCATAGATCAAAGGAGACCCAGCCGCCTTCTTTTCCACAATCAGGGTGTCAGGCTCCCATTCCTTCCACATCTCATAAGCCTTTTTCTTCAGATCCGGGAACTCCATCCTGCGTTTAAATGAGTCCAGAACGATGATATTTGGCTTGGAATTGCCCTTGTCATCCGGTTGGTAGAACACTCCCCAGGTCGTACAGGCGGAATAGTCGCTCCGGTTGGTCTTTTCAAAGGCCGTGTCCCAGGACTGGATGATGTATTCGCAGGGAGGCGGGTTCTCATCCTCCCAAATCTTCCAGTTTTCCCGCTTGATGATGGCCCCTTCCTCTGAAGTGGGCCTTTGTTGGTACTGCGCCTCCCATTTAGCCACCGGGAGTTCAGCTTTTAGCGCCTCAAGCTCGTTTAAAGACCAGAATCCGGGCCATAAAGGCGTCCCGGAGGGCAAAATCGCAGGGAAATTGATCACTTCCCAGTCGTTTACACCGTCTTTTAAGGAGTTTTTGAGGATCTGCCCGGTCAAATCCTTCTTTGACCAGCGTGTCATCACAATAATGATCGCCCCTCCAGGCTGTAAACGCTGCCGGGGGCCAGATGTGTACCACTCATAGACCGAGTCATAGACTGCGGGATTACCC